TGGTCCTGGGCAGCTCTGGGTGGGCCGTACACGTCCTTGCAGCCAAGTCTGGTACGGGGACATGGGTCACCTATGCACGCCCGTCAGCGTCGCTTACAGCGCTGTGGGAAACCGTCGCCCGGACACACGCCGCGAGCGCGGCCAACTGGAAGGCGCTCGTGCCCGTCACCCGGACCTGGCCTGCGGGCTGGAACACCGTGGGGCGCACCTTCGCCGCCCGCTTGGCACAATGGAACGCCTGCGCCCGCAAGGTCACTGGTATCAGCTCCCTGGGCTGGGCCGCCCGTAGGCTCGTGCAGCCGACCGGGGCCTGTGGCTGGAACACCACAGCGCGCACCAGTAAGACCGGCGGCGCCAACTGGAACTTCACAACGCACGTCACAACAACGCCTAAGAACTGCACATGGAATATGAACCAGCGCACGACGTCCAATGGTAGCTGCGCGTGGAAGACGGTAGGCCGCAAGACATATGCCAGCGGTACCGCGAAGTGGAGTACACTCCAGTCAGTTTACACGTGGGCCCCGCCAGCAGATGTCCCGCCGTTCTTCATGCCCGAACCTGCGCGGGTGCGGGCGGGGCTTACCGACGATATTACCGACAGCGATTCGGGAAGCTTTGCGGAATCGCCGGGGCCGAACATTCTGGTAGCATGGAATGTAGCAGGCTTCGGCGGACAGACCGAAGTCCAATTGGTAGGTATGGCCGAGATGAAGTCGATGATGTAGATGCAACTGACAGAACTGATACGAAGGGTGCGCATAGAACTCGGTGATCAAAGCAAGCCTTTCCGGGCCATGCAACAGGGGGATGGTGTCACCGTATGGTTCAACTTACCAGTACCGACCATCAATCAGACGGGGTTTGAAGTTTCGATTGACGGGACTACGGTTGATCCTAGTCAGTACACCGTTGATGATGTCAATGGACAAGTCATCATGAACACGCCACCACCTGATAACTCAGTGTTATTAATCCAAGGCACCACCTACGGGATGTTTAGCGATAATGATTTGCTCGATCCCATGAGGGATAGTGTCAACTGGCACTGTTTCAACCGCACCGTGCAGGAGCGCCGCAGGAATGTCAATGGCTTCTACACCTACCGGGACATGCCAATCACGCTGACCAACCTCCCGCCCGAGGAGGAGCTGCCGGTTGTCATCCTCTGCACGACCAACGCGCAGTGGACCCTGCTGAATGATGCCAGCCTGGACGTCAACGTGCAGACGGCCGAGTCAACGAACATCGATAGGGTGGCCCGTTACCACCAGTTGATGTCACAGATTCAGGCCAACACCGACAGGTACAAGGATCTCTGCGCGATGATCAACGTCGGTCCCTGGCGGATGGAGACACTCAACCTGCGCCGTGTCAGCCAGACCAATGGCAGGCTCATCCCCGTGTTCAAGCCTCGTGAGTATGACGACAGGCGCTACCCAACTAGACTCCTCCCCCCGATTGACCATAGGTATGACGATAATAGTGGACTCCCATCGCAGCTTTTCTACGGTGCCGGCTTATAGTAGGATGGGGCTATGACCTTCCGTGACAAGGAGTGCGTGGTGTGCGGGGAGATGTATACCCCAACGTCTGGCAGGCAAACAACGTGCTCACCTGAATGTCGCCTGAAGAGGGACACCGCCAGCCAAGGCCGCTGGCATAAGCTTAACCCAGAGAAGACAAGGGCGGCAGCCGAGAAGCATCGTAAGAGTCCAACCAGAAAACGCTGGGCCAAGGTTAACAGGGAACGTGTCAACGAGAAGACACGCCTTTGGCGCGAAGCCAACAAGGCTGGATGGTCGGCCTACATGGAGGCGTGGCGGAAGACTCATCGGGAGAACACCAGAGCCCATGACTCCGCTCGTCGTGCGCAGAGCAAACTGTCCCCCGAAGACAGGACTATCTCCATCGAGTACCGCAAGGCAATCGCCAATGACCCGTGCTATTACTGCGGTAGACTAGAAGACATGATGGAAGTAGACCATTATATCCCATTGGCTAAGGGTGGCACAGACCATTGGTGGAACCTGGTGCATGCCTGTGCTGACTGCAACCGACGGAAGCACGCCATGCACGGTGATGACTTCCTCCTGTTAGGAGCTGGTCTCTAAATGATGACTCAATCAGAAGGCCTGATGGCACGCAACGCAAACCAGCAGCAGTTCGGTGCCTACCAGCCAGCGGCCGAGAAGCATGCGGGCATCCGGCACGCGCTGCACAAGTTAATGGGCCCGGCATTGGCGTCACCGGAAAACCTTGCCGCGATGCGGCACCAGACCGGGGACGACACTCTCTAATGAGCGTATTAAACCCCGCGCAGTTCATGAGCATGGATGAGCTGAAAGGATTAAAGAGCGGACCCCACCCGGGAAAGACGGTGGGCGATACCCTCAACAGCAAGCGGCGGGACACCCTGGAGTACCCGGAGTACAACACCTTACGGAAGAGCATGAAGACAAAGGGCCAGACTGAACCGCTCGCGGTCAGCAACGGCACCATGTCTGATGGGCACCACCGGGTGGCTATCGCGGAGGACCTCGGCTGGTCCGGGATGAACGTCTCGGCCGACACACTGCGGGGTGGTGACCTTGGCTAGGATTGACTGGCACAAGGGAAAGTTCAATGCTGACAGCGAGACCCAGAGGGAGTTCGCTGGTATGGAAGGCTGGGCTAACAGCTACGGCGACTGGATAAACTACTGGCACCTTAACCAGGCTGCAACGACCTACGATGATGTCTACGATGAGGTTACCGGCGAAGGCCGTGTCTACGATGACATGCGCCGTGTCCCGGTACTGCATGCCACTCACGTGCGTGGTGCCAACACGTGGAACGATAAGGGCTTTTACACCACCGACAATCTGTCCGCCATTCTTAGTTTCCAGCAGTATGAGCAATGTGGCCTGGTGATGGCCGACATCGATACGAACAACTACGAGTTCGACCGTATCGTCTACGATGAAAAGGTATTCCGCATCCAGGAGATAGCCATTCGCGGGAAGATCGTGAACCGCCCGATCATCATCACCATCAACGCCACGCAACTGAAGCCTGATGAGCTGGTGGAGGACCAGGTGTTCGCTACGATGGTAGAGAGCTGGCAATGAGCGGTATTGTATGTGTCCGTATGAACTGGGACCGGACGGCTATCCCGCTGCCCATCCAGCGCTACCACATGCTGCACTTCGGCCCGGAGCCTGGGCACCCATTCGGCCGACGCGGGCTGGCGATGGCGGGGGCGTGGCAGCAGCTTGGCGGCGACTCGGCGGGCATGCTAGTGCTGGATGGGGACGTAGTTATCGACCCGGTTGACCATGACGCCATGTTCGCCGCGATTGACAAGGAGCCGGATGCGGTACACGTCGCGCCGGTCAAGCTGTGGCCAGTCAGTACTCACCTGGACGGCTGGGTGTGGGGACACGGCCTGGAGTTCTTCAGCGCAAAGGACCCGTCCCGCCCGGATCGTTTCTCGTTCTGCTATACCTACTTGCCGAAGCGATTGTTAGAGGCGTGCATCAAAAGTGGCATGGATGAATGGCATTACCCGGGTGTTGACCAGAAGGTGTCGAAGGTGTGCCGGGAGCTGGGAATACCCATCCGGGTGGCGCGGAGCTGTCAGCCAAAGCATCTGAATTATGCGTAGTACAATGTAACTAGAGCCTATCTCACGCGCAGACGGTTCTTCGCCACAAGACATCGCCTAAAGGAATGCCATGCCCTTCCTGCTGAATGAAGATGCTGCAATGAAGTATCTTCTCCAGGGGTTAGTTGTTCACGACGTGACAGATCAGTGTCCCGTCGTTTCTGGCGTTAAAGAGCATGCGTACGCCACCGGCCGCCAGGTATCGGTGCGGTACCGGTCGCCCGAAGATGAAATCGCAAAGTACAAGCCGCCGGCCATCATCATGGAGTTTCCCGATATCTCGATGGCGTTCGACCGGATGCACCAGGGCGCCCGGACCCAGCTACCGTATGCCCCCGAAGACTATCCTGCATGGTGGGACACCAGCAACGACCCAGCAGGATACAACCCAAGCGGCTCGCCTTATTTCGTCAGTGATTACCCGGTGCCCTATAACATCGATTACCAGATCACCGTGTACACCCGCATTAAGCGCGACCATCTGATGCCCATCCTTGCCGCTCTCGAAGGCTGGGACAAGCTCGGCCGGATGGCCACCCTGAAGATTCCGCAGGACGGTACCTTCCGCCGCATCACCCGGATGTCCGGCCCGCACATCGACTGGGTACCCAGCGACGACAATGAAAAGAAACTGTTCACCGCGACATACATGATACGGATACCGACTGAACTGTTCGGTGAGGTCACCGACATGACTCCCGGTCAGGGTTATCCGCGTGTCAATGAAATCCTGGTGAATGGTAATTACGGGGTAAGCCCCCAATTCAACCCTAGTTCATATTACAATGAAGAAGGACTTAGCCTTGCTGAGGTACAGGAATCCTTTGGTCTGCTATCGGTAGGCAACCAGACGGCCTGGAACGCCGCGCAGCTTAACCCGTAAAGAGGAGTAAAGATGGCAACAACTGGCCGCCCCGGCGTCTACATCTCAGAGAACTTCACCCCGCTCGTCACTAACACCGTACTTTCTGGCGGGGCGCTTCCGTGCATCGTTGCCGCGCACCCGCGCGGGCCCATTCAGCCAACGCTGATTCAGTCGTGGAACCAGTTCGTTCAGCTATACGGAAACTTCACCCAGGCCCCGAACAGCATCCTGCCGTTCGCGGTCTATGAGTTCTTCAACAATGGCGGCTCACAGCTTTTCGTCCTGCGCCTGCCTAACTCTGATGCAACCCCCGCAGCATTGACACTGACGGACATCGCTACATCACCTACGAACGCGTTAACCGTTACCTCACTATCCCCGGGTGTCTGGGGCGAGCAGATCTTCATCAGTATCGTTGTCAAGCAGTCCGGTTACTTCGACTTCAACGTGTACCTTGGCAGCGGCACCAATTCGTCCCTGGTTGAGACATTCCCCAGCATGGCGATGGACCCCGCCAACCCAAGGTACTGCGCGACCATGCTGAATTCTCCCACCAACGGCTCCCAGTACGTGAACGTCACGGACTTGATATCAGGCGCTGGCGTGCCAGTCGGCACGGGACCATTCCCCGATGCGTACGTCCTCGGTTCGTCTGACCTGGCTCCCACTGGCCCGCTGCCATTAACTGGTGGTTCCGATGGCTCGGTTGCCCCGGTCCTGGGTACCGTCATCCCGCAATGGCTTGACACCTTAGTCAACCAGGTACTGATTGTCAATGTGCCCGGCCTTAGTGATGTGACCACCCTGAATCAGCTTATCGCTTGGGCTGGACTTCGCACCGACAAGTTCATTGTCATCGACGGCCCGGCACCAATTCCGGCCGCGCTGAATGCTACCGGGTACAGCACCGTCTGCGCGAACGAGTACATTTCGATGGTCAATTCAGGTTCTCCTAACCTGACTGCCTCCAGCTACGCTGCAATCTACGCTCCCTGGGTGCTGGCACAGGACCCAAGTTCTAGCGTGCCGGGTGCATGCCGCTGGCTGCCGCCGGGGCCATTCATGCTCGGCCAATACAATTCGACAGACGTTGCCCGTGGTGCATTCGTCACCCCGGCGGGTACGAAGAACACGCTCAAGCTGATTAGCCTGGAGACGCAGTTCACCCAGGCTGACCTGGACAACCTGAACAATGTTCAGGTGAACGCGATAAAGCTGGTGCCGGGTGCGGGCTTCTGCCCCTTCGGCGGCCGGACACTCAGTCTGGGCTATCCCTCCCGGTATATCTCCGTGCGCCGGATGATCATGCAGCTTGAGCATGACTTCAAGACGCTTCTGCTGCCTCTCATGTTCGAGCCCAATGATTATCTGCTGTGGCGCCAGATCACTTCGATTCTGACCAACTACCTGACTCAGCAGATGCAGATTGGTGCGCTCGGCGGAAGCACCCCCACCGATACTTTCCAGATCACCTGTGATGCTACCAACAACACGGATGCAATGGCGGCGGCCGGTATCGTTACGACGGACGTCGCGGTGGCACTGCTTTCGCCTGCGGAATACATCAACATCAACGTTACGCAGTTCCAGGGTTCCGGCACCACGACCGTCACCACCACCGCCTCATAAGGGGATAGCAAAATGCCCGTGACCCAGAAGTCATCGCTTAGTGCGATCAAAACAGATCCATTACGTAATTTCAAGTTCCAGGTAGTCATTCAGCCCCAGTCCGGTAACGCCCTGGGCGCCGCCGCTGTCACTCTCGGCTTCATGACCGTCAGCGGTTTAGGGATGAACCTGGATGTGATTCCTTACCGCGAGGGAAACATGAACCCAACCACCCAGAAGATGGTCGGGCAGGCGGACTTCAATCCCATTACGCTGACCAGGGGCGTCACGATCGATGCCACTCAGCCGCAGATTCTGTGGTTGCAGCAATTGTTCACCGTCCAGCAGGGTACCGGAACGACAGCGGCCGGGAACGATTACCGCGCTGACGTCTACATCTACGTACTCGACCACCCGTATAGCGGGGCCAGCGCACCGGAGAAGGCAGGCTTCCACGTCTACAACGCGTGGCCCTCCAGCGTGGCCTACTCGGACCTGGATGCGGGCGCCAACCAGTTGTTCATTACGCAGCTCAGTCTGGCGCACGAGGGCTTCCTGGCAGAGGTGGCCACCTCTACTGGTCAGTCCGACATCAGCCCGTCCCTTGTGAGCACCTGATATATAGTTAACCGGAATACGAGGAATATGACATGGTGGAAAAGACTGAGGAAAAGGGTATATCGTCGCGCACCGACCCGGTAGCCGCCGCTGCCGCAGCGCAGCGTCTTATGGATGCGGGAAAAGAGCAGTTCCCGAAAGAGCCACCCGATACGGAACCGGATGAAGTAGACCTGCCGGGCGGATTAATCCAGGACGGCGAAGTTATCCGTACGGCGACCGTCCGTGAGCTGACCGGTGAGGACGAGGAAAAACTGTACCGGTCACTCGGCAGCAAAAACCGGTTCCAGTTCATGAACACGTTACTAGAGTGCGGCACCGAACGTATCGGCGGCGAGTCTGCGACTACGGACCTGCTGTCGAAGCTGCTCATCGGTGACCGCGAGCAGATTATCCTCGGTATCCGGCGGGTGACCTACGGCAATGAAGTTACTGTGGTCAACTATGTGTGCCCGGAGTGCGAGGTCACCACCGCAGAAATCACATTCGATATCTCCGAGGACGTGCCGGTCAGGAAACTGGGCAATCCGCGTGAGGACATTGAGTTTGAGGTTAAGCTCCGCAGGGGCGCGATGGCCCGCGTACGTCTCCCAAATGGTGCCGACCAGCGTGTGCTGCTGGAACACGCGGACGCTACGCTCGCAGAGCGGAATACATTTATGCTCCAGCAGGTGATGAGTAGTATCACCGAACCGAACGGCGTCATCCATTCACTGGCTGGTGAGCCATCGCTTGCTCTGAAGATGGGGATTGCGGATAGACGCACCATCTTGAATGAGATTGCCGAACGAGCACCGGGCCCGCGCTATAATGAAATTACCTTCGTGCATGAGGATTGCGGAAAAGAGGTAACGCTCGGGGTAGACCTGGGCGACCTGTTTCTCGTCTAGCTTTTCTCGGCGCGACATGTACTCACAATTCGGACTAATACTCATATCATTCCCGAGCTGGCCACCACGAACTTTGCTCGGACTAACTGTACATGAACGTGCTTACTGGGCCCAATGGTCCCTGGCACGTCACGAACATATGAACGGGGCAGAATAGGTGGCCGTTTCACAATCGACATCTTCGGTGGCGACTGATCCCCTCAGGGATTTCCACTTCAAGGTTGTCATCCAGCCGAATGACCCTACACAGAAAGCCATCAACTTAGGCTTCATGACGGTCACCGGGCTTGGGTTCACCACTGATGTTATCCCATACCGCCAGGGCGGCTGGAATGTGTCGGTCACCAACATGCCCGGCCAGGTCCTATTCAATCCGTTCGTGCTGACCCGGGGCGTCACACTGGGCGCGACCCAGCTTCAGATATCCTGGTTCCTGGAAATCTTCGGGCTGATTCAGGGTGCGGGGGCCAACGTCAGCGGTAAGACAAACATCACATCAACGTCCGACTTCCGCGCGCTCGTATTTATCTATGCCCTAGCCCACCCGAACTTCACCGGAACAGACGTGGAGCTGGCAGGCATCAAGTGCTACAACTGCTGGCCCTATCAGATGGCGTACTCCGACTTTGACGCCGGAAGTAATCAGTTGCTCGTCAACCAGATGACACTGGCCACTGAAGGTTTCGACCAGGTAGTGTCCACCGCACCGGGCAAGAACATCCCGGCTATGTGAAAGGGATTCATTATGGCATTCTTAGCAGCTCTTCCCGAAATTGTTGCAGCGGCTGGTGAGGCTGGCGCTGGTGAAGCAGCAACCGCTGGCGCAGGCGAGGCAGCATCCGGTGGTGGTGGTGGTCTTGGCCGGATAGCCAAAATGGGTATGCGTTTCGCTGGAGGTAATAAAAGCCAGCAGCATCCTTCCCCGCTGAGTGCCGGGCAATTTGGTGAAAGCGGTGGCGGCGGTGGCGAGGCAGCGACCGGTGGTGGCAGCACACCAGGAGATATCTACAATGAACAAGAACCAGGTGTGCAGGCTTCCGCTATGTCAGGCATGAAATAGGAGACGATGATGCCACCACCGCCCCGTCCATACACCGCAGGCGACCTGTACATGCAAGGACATGAGAACAGTATGGCTTTCCTCCAGGGTTTGAAGGATGCTAAGGCGGCGAGGAACAAGGCGCTGCTGGAGAACGCGGCACTAGTCGTTGGTGCCGTCGCTTACATGCGGTATCGCAATGCCAAGAAGGCGACACGTAAGTAAATGCCTCCTCGTGAACCAGACCCAATGGGCGGCCCGGCCGTAAGCTGGAATAAGATTCGGCCCGGTGGCGATACCAGCAACGGCAACACCACGTCTGTGCTCGGCACCGATCAGCTAACGAAAGCTCTCAGCAGCTTTGATGGTACGGTCACGAAGCTGGAAGCGGCAATCGAAAAGCTCAGCTCGTTGTCCGACAAAAGTGCAGGTCCCCATGGTGGGTTCGATGGTGGGAACGCTGGTGGTGCTCGTATCTCTGGGCAGCAGACCTCAGACGGCACCGGATACGTTTCAGGACTAGCCGCCCGGTTTGGTAGTACTAAGGGCGGTCAATTTGCGCAGGCTATGGGCGCTGGCGCGACCAGCACTCAGGCAGCATTCGGGAAACAGGGCGCACGGCACCAGGGCGGTAACGGCGAAGGCGTCGCGGCGTCAAACCAAGCGCAGTTCAGCGGCGGCCAGCAGCAGAACGGTGGCGGTGCCTCCTTCGGGGGGCGGGGCGGTTTCCTCGCTGGGATGGCCGCCAAGGGTGGTACAGCCGCTGGCACGACCGGTGGTGCGCTAGGGACTCCCAGCCCCGGTGGGGCAGCGATAGGGCTGGGCTCCAGCGTAGCTGGCGCGGTGATGAACCCCAGCTTGAATCCTCTGCAGACCGCAGGCACAATAGCGGGTGCAACAATAGGCGCGGTCGCCAGCTTCGGCGCGGCGAGCCTGCCTACGCAGGTTGATATCAGCAGCTATACCCGGTCGCAGTCCCTCTTCGGCATCAGTAACTTCACCGCGAGGAACCGGGCGTACGGAGCCAACGGCAACAACATCAACATGCTCGGCCAGAATGCGGCCGACGCCAGCGCGGGCCAGTCCACCATTAACTCCCTCGGCAACTACGGCAATGGCGCGAGGTACCAGACAGCCAATGCCGGGGCTGCTGGTATTGGCATAGCTAACCCCGGGCAGAGCTACGCCCAGGACGCCAACTTTATGGCAATAATGACGGACCCGCAGATGAGCCGCCAGCTCAATATGTCGGGCATTCAGAACACAATGCTGACCAGGGGTGGCGGCACCAACTCGCTAGCTACGATGCAATCCTCTATCATGAAGCGCCTCACTGGCAGTTCGAGTATGAGCCAGTCCGCATTCAACGCCAAGATTGGCGGACTGAACACCAGCGGGAACAAGTACTTGCAGCAGCAGTTCGGTGGTGACATTGCTGCCCAGATGACATCCAGCTTTGCCCTTCAGAACAGGCTGGAACAGGGCATGAACGCCCAGGGTAAATCCGGGGCGAACGCAAAGATGAGTGATGCGCAAGTCAGCTCGTTGCTGCAGAATGCGAGTAAGGGCAAGCAGGGGGCGCTCGACACATTGGGCAAGTATGGTGCCCCCGAGTCCGACATTCAGGCGCTGCAGAAGAAGAATGCCGTCAGCACTGCGACGCAAGGTGATATCTCCCAGAACTTTACCGCCGGTCTCACTGCCGCCACCACTGCCTTAGGTGGGTTCGACAAGGCTGTTGAGAAGATTATCAACCTGCCGGGAATCAAGCAGCTAGCGGGTGGCGGCGGCGGGTTCCTCGGCACCGTAAAGTCGTTCACCGGATTGTTCGCCGCTGGTGGTGTACTGCCCGGTTATGCACCAGGTAAGGACACCGTTCCCGCCATGCTGTCCCCCGGTGAGGGCGTGCTGACACCCGAGGCAACCAAGGCTGTTGGCGGCAAACCTACAATTGATGCACTGAATAAGAAGCATGCCGGGACCAGAATCAGTCAGGAGCGGGGCTCTTTTGGACCTTACGGTTTCGCGGACGGCGGGGTAACTGAGTACGACCACCTGACTCATAAGGGAAAGCATAAGAAGAAGCACAAGCATCACGCAATTACTAATCCATCACACGATGGGCACGCAACGGCTGACGGTCTCCCAGGAAAGTATGCAGACGGTGGACTGGTACAGTACTTCGGGGGCGGCGGGTACGCCAACCCGCTGCGTGATGTCAAGGGCATTACCCCGGAGCGTATTGACCAGGGCGTTGACTACTCGGGCAAGGGCCCTATTCATCCGATTGCCGCTGGTACGGTTAAGTCCACCACAAGCTCGGGCTGGGCTTTCTGCGGTGGCGACGCGTGGATCGTTGTTGACCACGCGGGCGGCCGGTCCAGCTACTACGCCGAGGGCATCACTCCAAAGTCGAAGGTCGGTGATCACGTCACCACCAGCACCGCCATTGGTGAGATGACAGGGTGTGTTGAATTCGGCTGGGCAGACCCTAACGGCGCTCAGGCGCTGGCACATTCTCAGTTTGATGGAAGCAGCCCGACCGCTTATGGGCAAGACTTCAGCAATCTGATTAAGGCAGCGGGCGGCCCGGCGGGGACTATCGCGGCTGGTCTG